AAAAACAACCAAGAGTCAAGAAAAAACTTGACAAATGAATAAAACTGTGGTATAATATTTGCATTAAATAACAGGAGAAACTCTTTGAGTCCTGAAGAAGAAAAGTATTATGAAATTTATCTTGACTTATTTTTACATCCGGGTTGGAAACAATTCGTAGAAGAAGCTCAAGAAACTCTTGATACACACATCATTGAAGATATCAAGAGTGAAAAAGAATTATTCCTTTTGCAAGGACAACGTACAGCATTGTTAAACATTGTACGCTTTGAAACTGGAATAAAAAATGCATTTGACATGGAGTCTGAGAATGCTTAGGCGATATGATTTCAAATGTACCAACTGTCAACATATTGAAGAACAATGGGTAGATTCTAACGATCTATTTGCAACTTGTCCTGAATGTGGTGACACCGCACAGCGGATAATCTCTAGTGTCCGAACACATTTCAAAGGTTCAGGTTGGCCTGATGCCGATGATGCGTGGGCTAAGGATCACGAAAGAGCCGCTAGACAATAACATATCCATAATGCTACGGCACGGAGTTTAACAATATGGCACGTTTTTTAGATGTAAGTCCCGAAGAACTAGAGGACGGAGAAGAATACTCACCTGTTGAAGAAGAGCAGACTCCTATTGAGGAACAACCTGCAGAACCAGAAGAGATTCAAGAAGCCCAAGAAGAAGATGATATTCCTGAAAAGTATCAGGGTAAGGACATTAAGGATATTGTCCGGATGCATCAAGAGGCTGAGAAACTTTTAGGTAAACAATCTTCAGAGGTCGGAGAACTCCGTAAGATAGTTGATGATTTCGTTAAGACACAGATAGAAGCCAAGAATAGCCCACAAGAAACTGTCGAAGACTTTGACATCTTTGACGATCCTGATAAGTACATTGATAACAAACTTGCTAATCATCCAAAGATTAAGGAAGCTGAAGAGCTTTCTCGTCAGATGAAACAAGCAGAGATTTTCAACAAACTACAATCTAATCATCCTGACTTTCGAGAGATTATTCAAGATGAAAAGTTTGGTGAGTGGGTTGCTAAATCTAAAGTGCGTACTGAATTGTACCAACGAGCAGATCAAAAGTTTGATTATGATAGTGCTGATGAACTTCTCACGTTGTGGAAAGAACGTCAAAACTTAGTTAAAGAAACTGTTGATATGCAAGAGACTGATCGTAAACGCCAATTGAAGTCAGCTTCAACTGGTAATGCGAAAGGATCAGGAGAGTCACCAAGTCGTAAAATCTATCGACGTGCTGATATTATTAAACTAATGCAAACAGACCCTAAGCGTTATCAAGCCTTAAGTGATGAGATCATGGCGGCATATGCAGAGGGTCGTGTCAAGTAACGTTAAGGAGTTATTAACATGGCACTTGGTACTAACCACGTCACCAATACTACTGGTGCAACTTTCATCCCCGAAATTTGGAGTGATGAAATTATCGCGGCATATGAGAAGTCTCTCGTACTTGCCAATCTTGTAAACCGTATGCCAATGACTGGTAAGAAGGGTGATACACTTCACATTCCTAAGCCTACTCGTGGCGATGCATCTGCTAAGTCTGCTGAAACTCAGGTCACACTGATTGCGGCAACTGAGTCAGAAGTACAGGTAACTGTAGACAAGCACTACGAATACTCACGCTTAATTGAAGATATTACTGATGTACAAGCTCTTGCTTCTATGCGTCAGTTCTACACTTCAGACGCAGGTTATGCACTTGCAAAGCAGGTTGACACTGACCTATTTTCTTTGGGTAAAAGTGTAGGTCTTTATGAAGCTGATGGTACAACTGCAAACGCAGGTACTGACTGGATTCATAGTAACTCATACTACATGGATGACTCTACAGGATTAACTGCTTATGCGGTTGACACTGTAGCAGCGGCTGATGTTTTTTCTGATGCGGCATTCCGCGAAGCAATTAAAACACTTGACGATGCTGACGTTCCTATGGATCAGCGTTTCCTCGTAGTTCCTCCTTCAGTCGTACAAACTATCCGTGGCATCACTCGCTACAACTCATCTGATTTTGTATCAGGTCAGCCAACAGTGAATGGTAACATTGGTAGCCTCTACGGTATTGACATCTACGTCTCTACTAACTGCCCAGTCATTGAAACTGCCGCGCAAAACACTGCCGGTGGTGATTTGAAAGCAGGTATCCTGGGTCATAAAGACTTTGCGGTATTTGCAGAGCAAATGGGTGTGCGTACTCAAACTCAGTACAAGCAAGAATACCTTGGTGACTTGTTCACTGCCGACACTCTCTACGGTGTCAAGGTGTTAC